GTATGCGTCACGATACGATAAGAAGGGCACTGCCCGCCGTGATATCATGAAGATTCTGCACTATGCAGTTCTCCTCATGAACTTCAACGATAAGAATGCCGTCCGTGAAACCTACCCTCAATGATTATGAAACTATCTGACCGTACAAAATTCATTCTTAAGAATTTTTCTACGATTAACAATTCGATCTACATCAAACCAGGATCTAAGATCTCAACCATTTCTGTAACCAAGAATGTTTTTGCTAAGGCAGAGGTGAAAGAAGAATTTCCAGAAGCATTTGCTATTTACGATCTGGGTCAATTCATTAATGGTTGGGATCTTTTTGATCAATCAAAAGAGATTGATTTTGAGTTTAATCAGCAATCTTATCTGACTATCAAATCTGGACGAAGTAAACTGAAATACTTCTTCTGTGATCCTGATGTATTGATTGTTCCTCCCGATAAAGAACTTGGACTTCCTGAGATCCAGTTCACCTTTAAACTGACTAATGAAGTTCTTGAATCACTTCTCAAGGCATCTAGGGTTCTACATCTTCCTGATCTCTGTCTTGAATCTCAAGGTGGTGACGTGACACTTGCAGTTAAAGACAAGGACAACGAAACTTCTAATACAGTTTCTCATATTGTAGGTAGGTCAGAAACTTCTTTCTGTTTTAACTTTAAGATGGAAACTATCAAAATTATTCCTGGTGATTATAATGTGGATGTTTGTACTAGAGCAGCAAAGTTTACTAGGATTATTACTGCAGGAGATCCTCTGAGTAATCTTGAATACTTCATTGCTCTTGAACCAGATTCGGAATATAATAAATGAAACACATCCTTTTTACACTCAAAGAGTGTAACAAATCGTTCTTAGATGACGAGCAGTTTGTAAGGGATGTTGTTTATCAAGCATCAGTCAAATGTAAATCAACTTTACTAGCACTCAACTCACATAAGTTTGAACCTCAGGGTGTCACTTGTGTGGCGATGCTCGCTGAAAGTCATATCAGCATTCACACTTGGCCAGAGTTGGGTATGGCAGTGTGCGACATTTTCACCTGTGGGGATCACACGAAACCCAAAAATGGTGTAGAATACATGAAGATGATGTTCAATGCACAGAGCATCTTCAGTAAATCTTTCAAACGACCACTTGAATAGTTACTATGTCTCGTAATGAATTTCTTTGGGTTGAGAAGTATCGACCTAAGAAGATTGATGAATGTATTCTTCCAGAAACCACGAAGAATACATTTAATGAATTTTTGAACAGTGGACAGATTCCTAATCTTCTTCTGTTTGGCACCGCTGGTATCGGCAAAACTACCGTCGCAAAAGCACTCTGCGAACAACTGGGTGCTGACTATATCGTTATTAATGGATCCGATGAAGGACGTGCTATTGACACCATACGGAACAAGGTCAAAGATTTTGCTTCGACCCTCTCACTTTCTAGTGACTCCAAACACAAAGTCGTCATTGTTGACGAAGCTGACAACACAACCTCAGATGTACAACTCGCTCTACGGGCAAACATTGAGGCGTTTTATGGTAACTGTCGGTTTATTTTCACCTGTAACTACAAAAACAAACTTATTGAACCCTTGCACTCCAGGTGTGCAGTCGTCGATTTTTCCATCCCAGGAAAAGAAAAGAAACTTCTGGCAGGAACCTTCTTCGACCGTCTCAGGTTTATACTTGAGGAAGAGGGCGTACAGTATGATCCGAAAGTACTTCCCCAAATCATCCTGAAGTTCTTTCCTGACTGGCGTCGTACTCTTAATGAGTGTCAACGATATGCAGTCGGTGGAGTTATTGACAGTGGTATTCTTTCCAGTTTGTCTGATGTCAGGTTTAATGAACTGACTCAAGCACTGAAGACCAAGCAGTACACGACTGTTAAGAAGTGGGTGTCAAGTAATCTTGACAACGAACCTTCTCACATCTTTAGGTCTATCTATGATAATCTTTATCAGTGCCTGGAACCTAGGACTATTCCTCAAGCGGTATTGATCATCGGCAAGTATCAATACCAATCTGCATTTGTTGCAGATCAGGAAATCAATCTTCTTGCTGCCCTTACTGAAATGATGGTGGAGTGTGAATTCAAATGAATCTTGATTTTTCTCGCATTAACTTGAAAGAGTTCTTTGGTTGTTGTGATGCAACTAATACTAAAGAGATGAAGTCCAACACGTTTAAAACTTTCCGAACTTATCTTCAAGAGAAGTCGTTTGCAAAGTGGAGTGACAACCAAGTTCGTTATGTTGGTGATCACATGGACGGAGTTGATTTTATAGGTAGTGATGAAACTCACTATGAGATGAAAGGATCTCTCAAACTGTTCAATAAAAATGGTTCTACTAAAGTAATTACACTTAAGAACTTTCAAGGTAATTCAAAGAATGTAGAAAAAACCTTTGAATATATGTTTTTGGTTGATACTGAAAACATGTCAATTGCTTATACTGATTGGGAAACGGTTGAAAAGAGAATTTACTTTACCCCAAGTTCTCCTAGTGCAAAGGTAAAATTTATTCCTGGTGATTTTACGATGCTTGCAACCAATGTTGAACCAGCACCCAAGAGCATCACAGCATCTGATATACTAGACGGAGTTGAACGTATTCTCTGATGGCAAAACTCAAAACTCCTCTCCGCTATCCTGGTGGTAAATCCAGGGCGGTCAATTTTTTAGACCAGCATCTCCCACAATTTGACAAGTACCATGAACCTTTTCTTGGTGGTGGTTCTATGGCACTCCACGTGACTCAGACCCGACCTAGGACAGAGGTGTGGGTCAATGACCTGTATTACCCTCTGTATTGCTTCTGGCGTTCTCTTCAATCGAATGGAGATCGTCTTGCCCACGACCTCCGAGAACTGAAGACAGAACTTGGTGAGAGTTTGAGTGCTCACAAAGAAGCATTTGATAATGCTAAGGCAGCATTAGTAGGAAGTGATGAGTATAATATTGGATTTAATTTTTACATTGTAAACAAGTGCTCTTTCAGTGGTTTGTCTGAGTCCTCTTCATTCAGCAAGCAGGCATCTCAGCAGAACTTTACCTTCCGTGGTATTGACAAACTTCCATACATTGCTGAAATAATTCAGTATTGGGTCATTACTAACCAAGATTACTCAGATCTCCTTTATGGTAATGATGCATTTGTATTTTTAGATCCTCCTTATGATATTAAGGATAATCTTTATGGTAAGAAAGGATCTATGCACAAGGGTTTTGATCATGAACTCTTTGCTGCTCAGTGTAATAACTCTGAGCAAACTTGTATGATCACTTACAACTCTGATGCTTTTGTCAAGGAACGTTTTCCTGGATGGACTGCACAAGAGTGGGATCTTACTTATACCATGAGATCCACGACCACTTACACACGTGACCAAAAGAAACGTAAAGAACTTCTTTTAACTAATTATGAGCAAGTACAACTATCCCTTGACGGACTATTTGAAGACAATCAATGAGTCCAAAAATAATTTGATGGATGGTGAAGATCCAGGTTGGGAAAAAGAATACCCTGCCTGGGTCATCACAAAATGTTTGTCTCATCATTACGACACTGTGCTGCTTGCGAATGAGATGAATCTCAACTCGCAACTCCCTAGTAAACTTCAATATGATTTTTATATAAATATCGTTAGGAAGAGAAAGCGTTTCTCGCCCTGGGATAAGAAAGTAAAGTTAGATGATCTTGAGTGTATCAAGGAATACTACAACTATAGTACCGAGAAAGCACAAGCAACTCTAAAGATACTAAATAAAAAACAAATTGAGTTTATTAAATCGAAATTAAATCGTGGAGGAAAAGCATAATGTCTCAAGTTGCTGAGGTACAGTGGACTCGTGAAAGTATGGTAGAGGTGAAACTTTCTCAACCAGATGACTTTCTCAAAGTAAGAGAGACCCTTTCTAGGATTGGTGTTGCTTCTCGCAAAGAAAAGAAACTATACCAGTCATGTCACATCTTGCACAAGCAAGGTAAGTATTACATCGTACACTTTAAGGAACTGTTTGCTTTGGATGGCAAGACAGCAAACCTGACTCAGAACGATGTACAACGTCGCAATCGTATTGCTCAACTGCTTTCTGATTGGGGACTGATCAGCATTGTTAAGACCGATGATGTTCTTGACATTGCACCACTGAATCAGATCAAAGTCCTGTCGTACAAAGAAAAAGGCGAATGGGAACTTGAGTCCAAGTATAACATCGGTAAAAAGAAAACTGCTCCTGCAGTAGCATAGTATAAATAGAGGAGCCTATCTCCTCTATTTTTATGCTTGGAAATAATTCCAAAGCAAAGGTAGAAGAGAAAGACGACCAGCATGAAGATAAAAGTGAAGTTCTTGGTAATTTGGTGAAAGTAGTTGTACTTATTTGGTCTGCTTC